GCAACGGATCTTTTGCTTCAGGTAAAGTACAAATGGTTGCAGGTATTCCTGTAATGATGAGTAACAACGTACCTCAAGATAACAAAGCTCCTGGTGCAGGTGACACTAACGAACTTGCTGGATCAAACAACACCTACATTGGTGATGACAGCAAAACTATCGGTCTAGTATTCCACAAGTCAGCAGTTGGTACTGTGAAACTTATGGATATGACAACTGAGATATCTGGTTCTGACTATGGAATTATGTATCAAGGTACTTTGATGGTTGCTAAGTATGCTCTTGGTCACGGAATCCTCCGTCCAGAGTGTGCAGCTACAATCAAGCTATCTGCTTCTTAACTACATACAGAAGGGTACTCAGCAATGGGTACTCCTTCTTTTTTTCATCTCTCAAGGAAAATCATGCCACAAGGAAAAGGAACTTACGGTAAGAAAGTAGGAAGACCACCACAGAAAAAGAAGGGTGGTAGAGATTCTTTGAAAATAAAGAAAAAAGGTTTATATGCCAACATCCATGCCAAGCGTAAAAGAATCGCTGATGGATCTGGTGAAAAGATGAGAAAACCTGGTGCTAAAGGTGCGCCAACAGCAGCAAACTTTAAACGTGCAGCAAAGACTGCTAAAGCATAATGACAACAGCAGCCACTACAGAATTAGAAAGCATCAACATTATGTTGGCTGCTATAGGAGAAGCCCCTATAAATAGTCTTACAGGTACTCTTCCTGTTGATGCTCGTCTAGCACAATCAACTCTTACAGAAGTAAACAAAGAAGTTCAATCAGAAGGTTGGTCTTTTAATACTGAAATAGATGTCACTCTTACAAGAGATGGATCTAACCATGTAGCCTTATCTAATGACACTTTAAGAATTGATCCTAATATTCATCAGCACCCTACGATTGATGCAATACAACGTGGTCTTAAACTATATGACAGACTAAATAATAAGTATGAATTTACAGAAGATCTTATATGTACTGTTGTTTACTTTAGAACTTTTGATGAGATACCAGAACCTGCAAGAAGATACATAACAATAAAAGCTGCTCGTATATTTGTTGATAGGTTAGTTAGTGATGATGGATTAAGAACTTATACACAACAGGATGAGATCAGAGCTAGGGCTATACTGATGGAAACAGACTTAGCAAATGGAGATCATAACCTTCTTAGAGGAGATCCTTCATTAACAAGTGTCTTTGATACTTACAGTCCTTCAAACGCATTAATTAGATAATTATGGCAGTTATATCCAGAGCAATACCAACCTTATTAAGAGGGATCTCACAAGCTGCTGACAGCACTAAACAAGCTGATCATTGTGATATACAAGACAATGCTGACAGCAACCCTGTGTTAGGTCTTGTAAAGCGTTCTGGTTCTCAATATATAGCTAATCTAGGTTCTTCTACTTTAGGTAATGTTCATATACAAACTATTAATAGAGATCTTAATGAAAGATATGTAGCAGTATTCAGTAATGGTAATGTAAGAGTATATGATATTGACGGTACAGAAAAGACAGTACATAAACCTGATGGAACTACATATCTAAATACTTCTGATCCTAGAAGTGTAATGAAGACTGTAACTGTTGCTGACTATACCTTTGTTGTTAATACAAGTATTACAGCAGCTATGGATAGCACTTTAAGTCTAACGTCTTCAAACATTACTCAAGCAATTATATTTATTAATCAGGTCTCAGATAAGACTACATACTCAGTAACTATAGATGGAGTCACTGTTTCTGATGACACATCAACAGATACTACACTTAGCACAAGTCAAGTAGCTAATGATTTGTTGGCAGGTTTTAACTCAGGTCTTACAGGGTTTACTCTTGCGGTTCATGGTTCTGTGATAAGCGTAAAAAAAACAGATGGCAGTGATTTTTCTATTCATGGCACTGACAGTCAAGGTGAAACTCACATGACAATAATAAAAAATAATGTTCAAAGATTTACTGACTTACCGACAGTTTCTCCTAATGGTTATGTAGTAGAAGTAAAAGGGGATGATAGTACTAATTTTGACAATTACTACGTTAAGTTTGTTACTACTAATAACGCTGTTTTTGAAGAAGGTCAGTGGGAAGAATGTACAAAACCAGGTATACAGTTTAAGTTTAATTACGACACAATGCCCCATGTGTTAATCAGACAGGCAGATGGTGCCTTTAGATTTGCAAGAGTAGATGGTGATGCTTATACAGCCGGTCAATCATTTAATCTACCTCAATGGGGAGAAAGGACTGTAGGTGATTCAGATTCAGCACCTAATCCTTCTTTTATTGGAAGTAAAATTAACAACGTTTTTTTCTTTAGAAATAGACTTGGATTTTTAGCTGATGATAATGTTATTTTGTCAAGGTCAGCAGAGTTTTTTAACTTCTATCCAGAAACTGTTTTATCTGTAATTGATAGTGAACCTATAGATGTAGCAGCTTCACATACAAAAGTAGCTATTTTAAGAAGTGCTGTAACAGTAGAGCAAGAATTGATATTGTTCTCTGATCAAACACAGTTTGTACTTACTTCATCAACAGATAACCTCACTCCAAAAACAGCTAACGTAGTAGTCGTAACTGAATTTGAATCTGATGATGATGTCCAACCTGTAGGTGCTGGTAGTAGTGTTTATTATTTATCTAAAAGAGGATCTTTTGCTAACGTAAGAGAATATGTATATCAAAGAGATCTTGTTATAAAAGAATCTAGTAATATCACTGTTCATGTACCAAAACTAATACCAAGTAATATTTTTAAGTTTGCAGTTTCTACAAGTGCAGATGTTTTAGTTTGTTTAGGTACAGATAATCCTAATAAGCTATATATCAACAGATGGTTATATGGTCAGCAGTATCAGAAAATATTAAACAGTTGGTCTACTTTTACTCTTAATGAGAATAGGTCTATTAAAAATATCGATTTTATTGGTAGTGATTTGTTTTTAGTAATAGAAGAAGCAAGCGGTACAACACTAGAAAAGATACCTTTTGAATCTAACTTTACTGAAACTAATGCTACGTTTGAATATTGCTTAGATCATAAGGTTACAGAAGCTACTACAGGTGTATCAGTTAGCTATAACTCTTCTACTGATACTTCTACCTTTACAGTTCCTTATAGGTTAAGAGCAAACATGAATATTGTTGGTAGGTATCTAGCTAGTGGAGAGACAAGTACATTTGTTAATCAACAAGGTACAACTATAACTTTAAACCCAGGACAGTTAATACAAACAACTAATACTACTAATGGTTCAACATCTACTATTACCGCTACAGGAGATTATAGAAACTCAAAGTTTATTATTGGTGAACCTTATGAAATGCACTATAGGTTTAGTCAACAACGACTAACAGAAAGCCAAGGAGGTAATAATGCTGGTGAAGTTATTAGTGGTCGTTTACAACTGCATCATTTTTATATCAAGTTTGAAGATACAGGATTTTTTAAAGTAGAAGTAACTCCAGAGAACAGAGATACAAGTACCCATAAATTTACTGGTAAGTTTATAGGTGGAATTAGTAGCACCATTGGATCTGTAAACTTAGAAACTGGATCATTTAAAGTTCCTATAATGAGCAGGGCAGATAGAGTTAATATTGATGTAAAGAACGACACATTCCTGCCAACAAAATTGGCTAGTGCCGAATATGAAGCTATGTTCCATATGAGGAGTAGACGTATTTAAATGGGGCATTTAAGAAAAGCAAACTTAGAAGATCTAAAACATGTTGCAAAAAACATGAGAGAGATGGATAAACTAGAAGCCTTTTACCAATCAGGACAAGAACCACGACAAGCTCTTCAACTGTCTTATATGTGCAGCAATGTAAACATGGCTATAGCTGATGATAATGATCAGCCTATAGGTCTTTGTGGGGTGGTCAGTGGTGGTGTTATATGGATGGTTGCTACTGATGAACTGTTTAGTAATAAAAAATATAAAATACAACTAATAAGAAAAGGTCGGAAATGGGTAGATAACCTGTT